TACGCTGCGAGAATGGGGGAAAGCCAATGCATGAATTACAAAGCATGACAAAATTGTCAGGTATTGCTCACGGGGCGGGGACAAGGGGACAAGCTACGCTCGCCACCCATGGCAAGGCGAACGGGGAAAGCTTGTTTGCTCCCCCTGTAGAGGTTGGCGAATGGGGAATAGATTAGGTTTCGGGATTCCCCCCTAGCATTCCCCGTTGTCCCCCTTGGATGGGGGCGGATTGCATTGCTTGCCATTGCCCCGCTTCTCTGTGGGGTTGGCAATACCAAGACAGCGGACGCCTAATCAAAACGCCACCACGGGGCGTATAAGCCGCGAATCAGCTATCATGTCATGGGCATGGACAGAGGGGACGGAGTAGGGGCGGGGCGGGGCGCGAGGCCAGCGGGACGGGGACAGCCAGACAGCGCAACCCCGCCGCAACCAGCGAATCAGCTATCAGCGCACAGACCCCACCACACGGGTGTTGACCCCACCCTTCGCTTGGCGCGGGCCAGCAACCCATAAAAATACCCCCTGTCGAAAAATATATGACAAAATGTTTTTAGAAAAACAAATGGCCTTGATTTTTTTCTTGGCCATGTTAAGCTCTGTTTATGAAAAACAAACAATGTAAATGCGGGGCCACAAATCCAGAGGAGTTTTACTCGTATCACAATTACATATGCAAAAGGTGCCACGTTCAGAAACAAATCAAAAAGTATCACTCATTAAGCCCAGAAGAGAAAAGGCTTAAAAAGGCAAAACAAAACGAATGGGTCAAGAATAACTACCTTCATTACAGAGTAACAGGCTCAAGGGCCAGAGCAAAGGAGTGTGGTATTCCGTTTAACATTACAGTAGATGACGTTCAGGAGGTGTGGGAAAAACAAGGCGGAAAGTGTTATTACACAGATCAACCAATGATTCTTGGCCCAAGTCCAAGAAGGTGGCAATGCGTGTCAATAGACAGAGTTGACTCTAATAGAGGATATGAGAAGGACAACATTGTCCTGTGTCGAGGGATTGTTAATCTTGTTAAGAACGAGCTTTCAGTAAGTGAGCTTTTAGAGATTGTGGATCAGATAAAAACCACAATGTCCTCCAAAAAGTAAACCAGAGAGCGCGCTATCAGCTTTGTGTGCTAGAGATGTCCTCTTCGGTATACACCAATGGGGGTTTATGTATAGCGGGGTTTACATAAGGCTACCACCCCCGTCTCTTCTCTTTCTGACTACCCCCTACCCCCTAGTTCAAGGGACGTTACCCCCTCTTGAATATTTTTAGCTCTCTATGTTTCGGGCTTGGAGGGGGCGTAATTGCCCCACAATCCCCCGTGGAACGCTTTTGCTGCCTTTGTGCCCCTTGACTGCCAAATGGCATAGAAAGTACCATATAGGTCAAATTTGGCTTGGACTATTGTCCCCACTCTACTCCGATGATATGTCTACGCCGTAACCATATCTGGGGGGACATGTATAGATTTCGGGGTTTTATCGACATATCTACTCATCCTGTAAGAATACGGGGGTTTGGTCTCCGACGAAGGCTCCCGCGATGTTGTAGTCGAAGTATTCGATGGCTTCTTCTCTGTCCATCCTGTGATCCCGCATGAGGATCTTGATCACCTTCTTGTAGGAGTAGATGGCTATGGGGTGGGTGAATTGCCTGCCTATCCCCATAAAGGCACTTTCTAATCCGTCTGCTAGGAGGATTGTTTCATCTTCTCCCATGTGGGATTTGATACAATGGTCTATTAATTCGTTGCCTGTGGGTTTCATGTGGTTTCGGGATTTGAGGGGATCTTGGCTATAGGTACCCCTGCTTTGAGCATAAAGGGCCTCTGGTGGGCTTTTCTTGAGCTTGCCTTGCGGCGGTAGCCGATCAGGAAGATCGTGTCCCCACGGGCCTCGTAGATGGGGACGAGGTGGCCCTTACTTAGCAGTTTTTGTAGCTTGGGCATGTTATTGCGGGGCTTGGGGGTTGTCTTGGCCGCGTTGCGGTCTTGCTTGATTCCTATTTGTTTTGCTCTCATGGTTGTTCCATTTGATACTATCAAAGTTGTCCCGATACTTCGGGCCATTCACTTTTCGGGGTTGGTCCCCCTTGCCGTTGGGTCTGCTGTCTTTACCTGCCATAAACTTGTCTTATTTCTTTACCAATACTTGACTGGCGATGGACAGCAAGTCCACTGTTGGTAAGATGGTAAGGAGATCTTGTCGGCCTTCACGTTGGTAGAGTCTGTAGGGTTCGGGCTTCTCGCATGGATCACTTCCGATAAGTATGCCTTCGACAAACTGGACAAGATCCTCGCGATCTACCAGTAGCCACCACTGACGGGTCTCAAAGGCGATGACATCAGCTTCTCCGTAGAGCCATCCGTTCTTTCCATTGACGTTGCGGAGTTCTATCCAATGGAGTCGATCAGTAGGCTTATCGTCACTACGCCGATACTTCTTCATGCCCTTAACATCGTATTTGAGGGCCATAACGTCCATCACATCCCAATGCTCATGCATGTCTTGTTCTCTGGTGGCAAAGACAGCCCCACTAAGGATGGAGGCAAACTTGGCCTCTACGCTCTTACCCTGCTCTACATATTCGTCCCACATACCCATTTAGACCCCGCTTATCGTGGAACGTTCAAAAAAAAGGACGGGGGATTGCTCCCCCGCCCTAGCTTCTTAAAGAACCGCAAGATTTTTGACCCAGCGGAACAATCCGCGAAAGCTGAAAGACAGCTTCCGCAAATCCTGCCGTTGTGCAAAGCCAATTGATCCATACGGTCCATAGACAATACCAAGGTGGTTGGTATACTCCATTGTAATCTCACCTCCTTTCAAAGATCGGGGGGGGAGACTAGCAAAGTTTATTCCAAAGATCGATTGAGAGTTTTGTTAATTTTTCGTAACCGAAGGCAACAGAAGGTTAGGGCAAAAGCCATATTGGCCAAGACCCCGTAGCCCACTAGGTTTAGAAATGTTTCGACAATAGTCATTTAAGCAGTTGTTCGGCGTTGACCGCCAGCCAGCGGATGGCCCTTAGATCGTTACCACAGTCCTTGGCCCAGACGGTGTTGTCGCTGATAACCCCGTATTCTTGCAATAGATTCATCACCCTGACTTCATTGGCTCCGCGATTGGCGATCCAGTTCTCAAGTTTGTTTTTCATTTCGGGTTGATGATGTCCTTGAACAGCTTTAGTACAACAATAAGGATGGCGATGTAAAAGACGTAGCTAATGGCGTAGTCAACCATTGATAACTCTCCATGCGCCATAGAAGGCCAAAAGCCAAAATGTGAAGCTGGCAAACATGGCCAGTGTAAGTATTGCGGATTTCATTGTCTTGCGATCATTAGAAAGCCCACATTCGCGAGCGCGTAGCCTCCAAAGGCAATAGCCATGGGGAGATTCCCCTTGATGTAGAAATCAACTGAGGTTGCAACGTAGCAAACCGTGCAGATGGCTATGCCAATGAAGCCCATTGCGACTTACCAGTCAGGATCGTCGTTAGTGTCGGTTTTTTTGTTCTTCGGAACGTAGGGAGGGCCAAACTTGAGGCTCAAGTATTGGTCGCCCTTTTGGCTCTTCTGTTTCCAGATGGCCACTTCGTAGTCTTTTCCGTCAACAGTTACGGGGCCGCTGCACCAAGGTGCTTTGGGATTGTCGGAGTTACGCATAAACGCCGCTCCGCTGTTGTCTTTTTTCTCTTTGCTCATTTACTTTTCGCTTTCTTTTTAGTTGGTTTTGAAGGCTGCTTTTTAGGTTTACTTCCCCCAGCCTTCTTGGGAGGAGTAAAAGTCGAGATAGTGGCTTCAGGATGTTCGCACCCAATAAAGAGCCATGTAAAGTAGGCCGCGTCTTCGGAGAGAAAAAGCGGGGTACAATCGGCTCCGTTAAAGTAAGTAAAGCAGTAGGTGCGGGATTCGGGGTCCTTGAAAAACGCTACCTGACCCAAGGCTCCCACTTGTGCTTGGTAGATGGGATAGGTTTCGCTACTCATTGCTTGCTTCGGGCTTTTTGTTGTCCACTTCCTCACGCAGGGTTTTGCTCACTTCTTCCATGCCTTCCAAGGTAAGGAGGACATCAATGGACTTATCATCCTTGTCTCCCTTGATCATCACCACATTGTCGGTGCCGCCATTGAGGAGGGTATAGTTGTTGGCAAGATATGCGTTGTTAACCCGCTCGGTCAGTTCATTGTTGACCATTTGGGTGGTTGTTTCGTTCGTTTGTTCGCTCATAAAATTAGTTAGTGGGCGTTGTCGGTAAATCTCACCAGCGTTTTCCCATCAAGGTACATATGGTCGAGGTGGACGGGGTCTTTGTCAACCCTCCACAGAAACATAGCTGTCCCCCTCCCACAACGTTCGGTGGTGATATAGCCTTCGTGGTCGCGTTCAAAGTCTGACCATTCGCGCCAGCCACTAACCCACTCAAAGACTCTGGTAAGTCCATTGCTCATATTACTATCAGACACATAATAGGCAGGAATGTTCATTGTCAAGAATAAATTACTCTAACTCCCGCCTCATCAAACATTTGCAACGCGGCCTTGAAGGACTCGCTCCAACGTTCGTGGGCTAGGTGGTCGTTGAATGGGCAATACACATCCTTGATGCCAGACTGGATGATGGCGGAAGCACAGGCAGAACAGGGCTGAAATGGCCAAACAAAAAGGGAATAGCCGACTAGCGACTCCTTGGCCGAAAGGATGGCGTTGAGTTCGGCGTGGATGGTACGAAGCAGCTTGGTATCGCGATTTGCGATAGCTTCTCGCGAGTCCTCCACCCCTCTGGGGAACCCATTGAACCCCACACTACAGATGGTGCGGTCTGGACGGACAATAACAGAGCCAACTTGGGTGGTAACGTCCTTGCTCCAGCTTGCAATTTCTTTGGCTAGGTGGACAAACCTAGCTTGCCATTTACCACTAATTATTGGGGTTTCCATCAATTTGAAGTCCTTCTGCCTGCATTTTCTTGATCGTTGAGGCAATCAGGGTGGATTTTAACTTCCGTTCGTAAATTTCTTTTGATCTCCACATCTTTACTTCGGAGACAAGAAGATCGATGGTAATTGAAGGGGACTCGTTGTCGAAGGTGGCGTAGCCCTCAATGACCTCTTTGATTGAGGCCAGTTCGGCGCAAGAGGGACATGGGATGTAGTCTCCCTTTCCATTGAGTTCGTCCATGAGGTTAATCATAGTAGAGATCGGTAAGTTGGCTGGGAGGATTTAAAGCAGCGGATAGAGTAATCAGCCTGTCTGGCATCCCGCTCCAGATTTTCTGGGTCTCGTAGCTTTTCTTGCACCACTTGCGGTTGTTGAGTGTCCAGTGGTAGCCCAAGATGTAGGCATTGGCTCTTTGGGCGTATTCTTTAAGGTCTATGGGAAGTTTGTTGCGCTTGATCTTGGTAATGGAGCGGCGTTCGCAGTCCCACTCTAGTTCCGTCACAAGAAGTAGCGACTTTTTGATATTGTGGACATTCTTCCCCGCCAGCCATTCGTCCAGCTTGCCGACAGCGTCTTCTCTAGGACCATACCACTTGGGCTTTTGGATCTGTTGGTCAATGTGGCAGGTCTCATGGACAAACACATCGATCCACGTTGAGAGGGGTCGCTTGGTGGCGACGCGGACTTCTTTGTCATCTGCCCACCCCACGGAAGTAGCCTTACCCGTGATTAGGTGTTTCTGGGGAGCAAAGGTAAACTTGTAGTTGCGATACTTCAGTATCGACTTGCCCAGAAAGGCGATGACGTTGGGGTCATTCTTCATCTTCTTCTTTGACCTCCAAGTCCTCCACTTGTTCAAACAATTGTCTAATCGGGTTATCCTCAAATCCTTCTTCCTGCTCTGGGAATGGCATCAGGGCTCCTGTATCGTCAAAGCGAATGGTCAGATCTTTGTCGAAGCTGAATTGGTTCATGGCGGAACAACTCTATCAACGTCTCCTCTTGCCCGCGAGTTTTTTCCTGCCGAGTTTCAATTGTGACATCGCCTTCACGGTCATCTGGAATCGCTCCAGCATAGCGGAGGCAGTCAATGTGGTATTTGAAAATGAGATTGTCGGGGTCAATAAGTCGTTTTCTTCTTGCCGTAAGGCGGATATGAATGCGGCCTGTATTTTCTTTTTTGCACTCGCCCTTTGCCAGTGGTTCATTGCGAACAGGGCGTTCAGGCTTGGGGTTACGGATGGAACCCTTATTGTTAAGAATGGTCTTTTTTCTAACGTCAATTCTTTCATAGACCCCCTTTCTTACCTCCACATAGCCCGCTGGAATGGTTGTTCCCATATGGTCATTGTGTTATAAATTCTGCGTCAGATTTATAACTCATGGTTCGGGATTTGAGGACGGGCTAAAGAGCAGGATGGCAGCAAGCGCAAACCACCATGGGCTCCAGTCTTGCCAGCCCACCAGATAGGCGGTGCCGCCGAAAACAAAAATGTTCCAGATAAGACAGAAGATTACGTTCATACAATCTCCTGCAATTGGGCGACAAAGTCCTTGGCATTGATTCGGCATTTGGACAGGTCTTCCATGTGAGAGTTGATAAATAGGAGGGCATCGCGGTTTTGACGGGTATCTTCCAGATGGTGGTAGTAGTAGTCAAGGACGGCGTTGCCACCCCCCCCGAAGTCGAAGTAGCGGGATGGGTCGCCTCCTGCCTGTTCCAGTAGTCCCTTGGCTTCCAGCATGACGCGGACAGTCATTATGCTGACTGGCTGGTTCTTCTCATGGAGATCCTTAATGATGCCAAAGACGATCTTGTTAGCTGGGGTGAAGAAGTGGGCCTCTGTTAGTGGGATGGACAGATCGGCTTGATCCAACAGACAGGCCAGTGCTGCTTGTTCTGCTGTGGTATTTTGTGGAACCACCTGTTCAATCCTTGGAGGCGGGGTTTCTTTGATGCGGCGTGGACTGGTCATTTTGAAAGAAAAAGTGGGTTAAATTTCTTTCAACTTCTTATCCGCCCAAGCCTTGATGGCCCAGATAAAGTCTTCGGCTGGCTCTTGGATCATGGAGTCTTTGTATTCTTGGATGGTTGTGGAGATCTCCTCCAAGGCTTGCTTGTAGTGGTCGCGTTCGGTTATGAGTCGGGCCTCGCGCTCGCTGCCCCTACCCAGCAGGCGGGCTTGTTCTTCGTTCTCTCGCTGGGCCCTCTCTAACAAGGCTTCATAGATGGAGCTTTGATTCGGAGCCATCTCCCCATAAGCCCGCCCTACCACATAATCATCATTGCTCATATGGCTCAATCTCCCGCTTGATGATTCCTTCGGCAATAGCCGCTTCTTTGATCTGCCTCACATATTCGCGGGTGCAGTTGAAGCGGCGTCCGATAGAAGCTAGGTTTTCTTCGGGGTGGTTGAAGATATACCCCAGCACCTTGAAAGCCCGCGTCCCATTGAAGGTGGACTTAACTGTGGCCTTGCGAGTCCCTCCAAAAAGACCGAACTTCTTAATGGCATGAGTAACGGTGGCGGGAGTGACATGGAGTTGCTCGGCAGCTTCGACTACCGTTGTGGGCTCTTCAAACACCGCCTCCAACACTTCTTTAGTGATGGGTTCGTGGGCTTTCAATGCCTCTACTTTATATCTCGCTAGGATACGGTAGACCGTTCCATAGTCGGTCTGGTACATGGTGGCTAATTCGCTAATGGTGTGGGACGGGGCTTTGTCCAGTAGTTCTTGAATCGGGATAGATAGTGTTTCCATAAAGTTGTGGTTGGTTAGACTGTTAAAGTTAGCGGGCGTTCAATGTGCGTCAACGCCGCTTTTTCTTGCTGGCTCGGATTTTCTTTCCAGCCAACGCCTCTTGGTAGGCTTGCTCGGTTACCACTCGACCCCGAAGGCGGAACAGCCAATTGGGTTGCTTGGTGAAATTCCAATTTAGCCCCAAAGCTTTGAGCGTGGCAGCGGTCATCCCGCCATGCACCTTGAGACTTTTGATGAGATCGGGATTCAAAACTCTGGTTCCTGTCATCTTGTCCCGATTGGACGGGGCCACTGGTTCTGCTTCTATGGGTTCGGGCTTGGGTCGGGCCAGTTTGCGCCTAAATTTCTGCGACTCCTCGCGCTCAACGGCGTGGAAAGTTCGGTGGCATTTTTTGCACAGACAAATCAAATCATCTAGGTGGTCTAGCTCTTTCCCCCGATGCTCGTAGGTGCGGTGGTGGGCACAGAGATCTAGGGGGCTATTGCAAACCCCACAGCGGAATCCATAACGTTTCTTGACCGCCCGACTTACTTCTTTCCAGTAGGGGGTCTGGAGATAGTCTTGATAGTTAGATTGAAAATTCATTATCAGCGCGGAACTGGCTGGTTCGGGCTTCGCCCGTCAGAAAAAAGACAGGGTTGGTTAAATGAATCATTTCGGGATTTCACCGTAATATACCCCCAAATAACTTACCCAACATCTCATCATCTTCCAAATTTGTATTCTGTGTATTATTGGTATTCTGGATAATTGGTCTTCTAATGTGGTCAAGGTTTCCCGTGGACGGGATTTCCCGTGCACTAGAAACCTTGAGCACGGAAAGAGAGGAATTCCAATTCGTGCGATTGCTGCGTTGGTCTTCTGAGATTGGCGTATCATAAAACGTCCAAGTATTGCAGAATCCTCCCTTGCCCCCGCCAGACAGTTCATACTTCACATAGCCAAGACTTTCCAATTCCCGAAAGTAGGTTTTTACCCTGTTGGCCCCGTCTGTGGTGTTGTTTACAAAGTAGGCCCTATTAGCCACCCACTCATCGGCGTTGGAAAGCACCATGGCCAGCAGGCCCCGAGCCCCGAATGATAGGCGTTTATCTCTTACGAGATCGTTTGATAGCTGGACAAACCCGCCCCTAGCTACCCGTTTATAGACTGTTTGATTCTTTCTCATAGCAATAAATAAAATTGCCGCTCAAATGACGGGGCGTGGGATGATTGAGAACCCGACAATGAAACAAGCAAGTTACTCCCTCACCCCGCCACTTGAACGGCAGATTAATATTTTTTGCTAAGGCTTGTTTCATATTGAATCGTCTGGGTTCTCACATCAGACTTGCGTAACTTCTCACAAATGGTCAGACATCACAAGCGTAAAAATGTTCAAAAGATCTTATTAAAGAAAAACCCGCTTTCCTTAAATAAGCCCAATTCCTATTAAAGGAAAAAAATATTGAACAAACCGCGAAACCTAGTGTCTATTGATCTATGACTAATGGCGGGATCATTGAGGGGAACACTGAGAATTCGGGGTTCAGCGACCTGAGTCCCGCCACCTCTTTTCCGAACGGTTCGATGCGTGTCTTTCATGGCGCGGGCACAACCGATGAGGAAAACAATGCTGGGCGGTGGACTAACATTCCAGACGGGGATTACCTGTTTGGCGGATCGGGGGCCACGTTACGGGCCGTATCACTCCGAAAACCCGCCATCGAAAAGGAGGCGCGTCTCCGTACCCAGCTTAACTTATCTTTTGGGAGCGGGGCGGGTCTGAATAATCAGGGTAGTCTATGGAGGAATTAAGGGGCTTCCATAGATGGATGCGCCACCTCGCTCCCGAATCTTTCTTATGAAAAAATACCTAATGCTACTAGCAGTCGGGGCCAGCGTGAGCTATGGCCAGCAATTCAACGGAACTGTCTTTGATTTGGATTCGGGCCGCATCCAAGTCATTCGCGGTGAGGTGGAGCAACCTTACCAGCCCTACCAACCCCAGATTGACGCCTATCGCCGCATCATTGCCGACACACAAGCTTCGATTGATCGTATGAGGGCGGAGTCGGAGGCGCGGGCGCAGTTGCGTGAGTTGCGCGAGCAAACGGAACTTCTACGGAAGATTGCCAATGAGTAACTATCTCAACGTCAATATCCCCGTTTTCTTTGCCTTTTTGGACACGGGGTTTCTCTACGACATCAAACCCAACGTGGACAACGAACGCATTGTTGTAGAGGTGTTCAACTTCACTTCTATTCCCCAGCGTTGCGGACTATTCAGCGTGATGACCGAGTACGGAAGCCAGCATGCAAGGGTTCCGATTCACTACCTCCATACCGAAGAGGTTGGGGGAACCAACTATCCCTTGGACTGGATACAACTCTGGGATAGCATGAGCTACTACTGTTCTGCTGGTATCATTGACTACTGCAAGAATCGGGCGGCTAATATCATGCTCAAAGACCGCACCCTCCATAAAGCCCAGTATATGTTTACCCTAGATTGGTGTTTAGGCCCCCAGTATCAAAGTGGCTATGGGGAGGCGGCAGCAGGCCACAAGTGTGGTCATGTGTTTGCAGGAGAGGATGGTCAGTTTTTTATTCAGCCCAACAACCGAGTATTGTGGATGGATGGGGGATCGTTTATTGCCAAGAAGTTTGACAAAAAGCCCGACTGGAAAGTGTTTAGTCAGGAGTTTAGCTGTGAGTCCACAGGAAGCCGCTGGGTCAGTGAAAGCGAGGAGGAACTATGGTTTTACGATTTCAAAGAGCAGGGATAGGATTAGCACTACTTATTGCAAGTGGTTGCGCTTCTTATCCGCGACCCTATCCTTGGAATTTCCCCCCAGAGGAGGAATGGAACGCCCCGCTAGAGACTAGCTGGCTTAATCTTGTTGATAACTGGCGAAATCTGACAGCCCCGCGCAATAAAGTGTGGAATCCGCTTATTCGTGAGTATGAGCCTGACTTTGGCTCGGAGATTGAACTTCTGAAGGCTCTTCCGCCAGATACTGAGGAACATGAACTGTATCAATAATCCAGCCCTGCTTGCGGGCTTCTCTGCCATTCTGGTGGATAAAGTCATGGCAGGCTCGACAACGGGCGCATGACCATCCAGCCAAACAACCACCTGACGTTTGTTGACTCGTCGTTCGTGATCAATACTCAGCAGTTGCCGAAGCTCTTGCTGCATGAAGTCGTTTACCAAACGGACGAGAAGCAGAATTACCGCTATGACTTCTGACGCCGAAAAGCAAGCACCACCATCCCCGAAGGCGTGAACAACTACAGAAAGGTTCTAAAGAAAATCAAATAAAATACATCAATGAAAACCCAAACCGTAACAACAACAGAAGAATGGCTGATCACATACACCAAAGGTGGAAAGCCCCATGAGCAGCTATTCGACATCGAAGCTGAAGCCAACGAAGCGTTTAACGCGCTGCTCCCCAGACACTCCAGAACCGTGGTGCTCTACAACATCACCACGCAAACAACCAAGACCCTGCAAAGGAGATACTGATGAACACCTGCCCGAAATGCGGTTCGCCGCAAGAATCACCAGAACTGGACGGAACCACAGCGCGTATTTGGTTTACCTGCGGGAGCTACGGCTACGCAGACGAACCAGAACAACTCGTCTACAGGTCAGACAAATGCCTCGTCAGAGAGGAAATTAACACCCTGCAGCGCAAGGTCGAGGAACTGCAGATCGAGTTGGATTTCGCCAACGAAGCCATCGATCAGCGGGAGCGTTCTCGCAAAGAGACCGAAACACGACTTTGCGAGATCCAAGCTGCACAGGATTATTGGCATAGCAAATGGAAAGATGCGTGTGAAAACGCCAGAATTAAACACAAACAAGTTTGTGAACTAAAGCGGGAGCGAAACAGGCTTATCGACGACCTCCAAGCCTCCACGATCCACAGTTGCGGGGACTCCTGCAGTCGCCCCATGTGTGTGTTGCGGAGGGAGAGGGATGCTTACAAGGAGGCGTTGCAGATGTGTGTTTTTTGGGCTGAATCCATCAGCCGTAGAGTCACCGAGGACAGAGACAGCATAAATTGGACGGGACTGCAGATAGCTCGCAAGGCTCTGGCAGACATCCAAAAGGAGGCGAAATGACCAGCGCAGAAATCAACATCGCCATCGCGCAAGCGTGTGGGTGGACGGACACCGAAATCGTCAATGAGGGTGGAAAGCTAATGTATGGGCAGACAGAAGTTCCAAACTATTGCAACGATCTCAACGCTATGCACAAAGCCGAGATGCGTATTCCAGAAGACAGGCAAGCCGTATACGACACGCACTTGGTCGCTATCGTTGGCAAGGAAACGGGCCTAATGCCCAGCTTGCAGTTTCGCTGCATTCACGCATCAGCAAAACAGCGAGCCAAGGCATTCCTGCGAACGTTCACTGTCGGAAAATGGAGGGAGGCGAAATGACCCCAGAAATTGACGCTGCAGAGCTTTACTACGATGGACCAACTGGCTTTGTGCCCATTGAGGATGCGCGGAAGGTGGAACGGAAACTCAACGATGCGTTGAAAGAAAATGCGCGGCTAAGACCAGCCCTCATGGGTTTCAGCCAAGCCGAGGAGCTAATGGAACTGCGGGAGGACTTGCGAAAGCAGCTACGATGCTCCCTTGATTTGGCGAGACAGAACAACATCCTGCAGGACTATAACAAAATCCTCGGCCAAGAGTTGCAGGACACCAAGCAAGAGCTTGAGGAGGCGCGCCGAGAGATCGCCAAGCTCAAGGCCAGTTCCAACGAGAACTATTGGGAGCTATCGCGCCAGCGGGGTAATATGCTCCATGCGCTGCATGAGATTAGCGCGGCGGTGAAGCGGGGGATGAGGCAGGGGGGAATCACTATTGGGGAGACTGAGGTGCTTGGGCGCATGGAGGGGCGAGAATGAGCGAATCCCTCCGCGCATACATCGCCGCCTGCGGCCTCGACGCCCGGCTGGTGATGAACGAACTGCAAGACCACGGCGTCATTAGCGACAATGCCGTGAGCGTTGCCGAGGTGGGCAATGGCGGTGTGGCTATTGCTTGGCTGGAAAAGCGCGACCTGAGGGCTTTGCGGGCGCGGGAAGAGGCAAGGAGGGCGGCGTGAAGAAGTGGGAAGCGTGCATTTGGAAGCGGGCTTACGACTCGGAGGCTCACGCCTTAAAGGCCAGCAAGTATTTTCCAGAGCAGGAGACTTATCTGTGCGTCTATTGCTGCAAGTGGCATCGGCGGTCTGCTGTGGTGGTGAGGGACGCCAAGGGCGCGGCAAAACATTTTGCCGAACTGCGAGCCAAGCAGATACGGCGAGCGAGGAAGGAATTTAGCTTATGATTGACATTCGACGCTTCACCGCGATGGGCGAAAACCCCTTAGACAAGCTGGAAACCAGCTACAAACCCGACATGGCGGGCGAAATCGACGGACTTGGGCACGAATGGGCCGAAGCCCTTCGCCTTAACAGAGAGCAATGCGCCAAGTTGATTTTATTGATGCGGCAACACACACAGTTTGAATCTGCCGAATTGGCTGCGCGGATGATGATACCAGTGTTGACCTATTTGAACGAGCCAAGGGGAAACAAGACTCTACGATACTACGCTTTTTTATTAGCTGCTGGCGAAACATCATTAACTCTTTCGGACAGCTACTCTGATCTTGCGCGCAAGATTGGCGTCACGCGAGCAGCCCTGTCTAAGGCCGTTATTGAGATTCAAACAAAGTTTGAGTTCAGAGGATTAAACGATTTTCAAAAGAGCGAGAACGCCCGCGAAAGTTCAAGGCTGGCCGCGCATCGCTCTTGGGACAAAAGACACGAAGAACACACACCAAACGAATGAGCAAAAACATAGAACTAAGGGCGGCTGACGATTTGGCCGAAATCATCAACCAAAAGCATGAGGGCTTCATGCATCGCGTCGAAACAATTAAGGCCGACATCATGGCGCTTAGTCCCGATGCGTCTGAGCTTGGGATG